GGAATATAGCCCCGTGGACTCCTTGGACTTCTACAGGGAACTGGCCCATTCGCACGCCCGGGAGGGCGGACTAGTTGGTATTGATATCGTTAACCTTGTGAAAGGCGAGCGATACCGTGCCCTATGCGAATTCGAGATGCCTGATCTCGAGGCAGACATATGGATAGAGCCCGAATACAGTGTAAACTGTGAGAGGGTGATAGAAGTATGGATGTCCGAGACAGGCGACTTCGGACTGACAATGGGGGATTTGCCCCAGGAGGATGCCTACCAAAAGGATCTTCTGCTGTCACTGCGTATCGCGCGCATTAAGGCGTGTAGGCAGGCGCTGGCTTTCTTCTCTAAATTAGAGCACCTTGAAATAGGTGTTGACAAGAGGGAAGTCGCAGCCCGAAAGTTTCTCGAAGCCGAACTGGCTTGTGGAGATACTAACAGCTTTATCCGTAAGGTTCGAGAGGGAAGTGTGTCAATGCTTCCCCGAGTCAGCGCAGTATTGTACTACGCCGCTCGTAAAATTTCTCGGATCCTGGGTAAAGTCCCTGATTTTAGGGAGTTAGACTTCAGGTTCGGCCCGGGTGCTACTCGTGGCACACCGAAGATTGGAGCGTCAAGCCGAAGGAAAATCGGCGAACGACTCCAGAGTAGTGAAGAGCTCATCCCGCTGTTGCCAGCGTTGCTGGGTGAGCTGCCCCATTTGGCAGAACTACATCAGACTGATTCTTGGACAGCAATGTCTGAGGTATCAGTGGGTAGCGAGATCGCTCTGATGATAGAAGAGTGGGCGCATGTCAACGTCGAAATTGAAGACGGTCGACTTGCCTTCGTCCCCAAAAATGCGAAGACGTACCGTGGCATTTGCACGGAACCCGGATTGAACGTGCTTTATCAGGCGGGAATCGGGTCGCATATGCAGCGACGTCTTGCTGCATTTGGTATCGACATCTCTGACCAGACGGTGAATCAAAACCGTGCCAGAGAAGGGTCGTTAACCACAGCTTTAGCAACTGTGGACCTAGAGTCTGCATCAGACATGATCGCAACAGGTCTTGTTGAGATGCTGCTTCCGATAGACTGGTTCTCGTGTCTGAAGCGAGGTCGGTCGGCGTATGTTACCTTTGACAGTAATGTCAGAGGGACTCTGGCACCAATTTGTGTGCCAGAACAGGGAGTACCCCGTATACGCTTAGAAAAGTTCTCCTCAATGGGGAACGGTTTTACCTTTCCGCTAGAAACCCTGATCTTTTGGGCTATAGCTGCTAGCTGTTGTGACAACGACAGTGATGCCACAGTCTACGGTGACGATATAGTGTTGCCGTCTGATAAGTACGCCCTCCTCGCGGAGGTGCTGACTGTATGTGGGTTCAAGGTGAATCACCGGAAGTCATTCCATAAGGGCTTCTTCAGAGAGTCCTGTGGTAAAGACTACTATCGGGGAATCGATGTCCGTCCTTACTACCCTCGAGGGTGGTTGAGCGGGCAAGTCCTGAGTGTCATCCATAACTATTATGTGAGACACGGAGATCAAGAGCGTCTTAGCTGGGTGAGGTCCTTTGTGCACCCAACTAACTTGATCTTTGGCCCTGATTTGTTTGGAGACGGTCACCTAATTGGTGATTATCCCCGCCGCCGGCCTCAAAAGCTGGCAGACAAGGGCTATTCGGGACATTTCTTTGACACTTATGTGACTCGTTCCGAGAGGGATTCCATTCCTCTCGAGATGGGTGAGTACATAGTGCCATTATACGCAGCTTACCGCCGTGTCGGCGGAAATATGCTGCCATACTTAGATGGGGCTCATAAGGCTCCGTCAGAGTGTGCCTTTGCAATTAGGTTGAATGCAAAGAGTGTAATCCCAGCCCCGTTAACGATTCGCAAGAATCGTTTAACGGGTGACGCAGAGCTTCCTTTACCAGGAGTTGCTGGGTATAAGAAAG